AGATCACTATTGTCGAGAAGTAAAACGCTGGACTTGTAGTGATTGGGATGATATCAGCAAAGAAATGCTGTTTAAACCTGACACCAGTGTATTTGTAAACTTTACCTTTTAACAGGAGGATTATCATGTCTTTACAAGAACAGCAGCAAGAAGCACAACGTGCATTCGACTATGCCTTAAAGATAGGGCGCTTATCTCTTGATGAAGATGACCTTAATTATGTAGGTGATTACATGTATATGGGTAAATATCCACATTCGATTAATTATGCTTTCAAGCACAAGCACACCCGACAATACATACTCATACAAGGAGAAACGTAATGTCACAAATGAAACTCTATTATAAATACTGCGACTTAGTAAAAGCATTAAATGTTCATGACCCTAAACAAATAAGCGAAATATTAAATGTCAACCTTAGTCTTGTTAAGTCATGGAGTCGTAGGAAATTTGTTCCTTTATACACCTTCGTTTATCTGGACTCACAAGGCAAATCATTTCGTAGACGTAGGTTTATAGATGTTCAAGCTATTCTGAAAGAATCTACAAGTCCTCCAGAAAACACATATCCACGAAGAGTAGGAGAATAATCATGGAATCAACTGTATCAAGTATCAGAAACATGGAAATTGAAGTAATAGAAAGCACTCACGATGACTATCAATGGGTAAAAATTATCTATAATTGTAACAATTATAGGGATGAAACATACCCTTGTGTTGTCAATATGTTCTTTGAAAACAAAGACTTACCCAAGATTTTTCATAAAGTGAGTGGTAAACATGGTAAAAAATAAGTTTAAAGTTGTTCACTTACCGCAATGTTCAGGACTTAAATCACACTGGCAAGTAGATGTTGATTGTCCTGAATGTGACGGTCAAGGGACATATGACGAAGTTAAAACTGGTGTTCATAACGACACACCATACGTTGATTATTATGAAAGGAGGTGTGAACATTGTGACGAAGGCGAAATATCATACGACATAGATCGACTAGAATATGATTCTTGTGCAGACTTACAAGAAGATTACCCTAACTCAAATGTAACCCTATACATCAAGGAGATGTAAAATGCTTAACAATTCTTTAGTTATCGAATCCAATATCGACCGTTACGAAATGCCAAGGTTTGAGATACGCGACTTGGCTAATTGTTCTAACTACAAGGGAGTATTTAAAACAGCCGACTACCCTAGCAATAAAGCAGTAAATGTTGTGAAGGATGGCTTTCAATTACTTCAACATGGTGCTGTATATGATGCGTTTACAACCTTCCTAGATACATGGAGAGTATCAACGCCTACAATCCTTAATAGCTATGTATCTCGAAAAGAACACGTTCAGTTTAGCCCTGATAAAAGTAAGATGTCTCTTAGATTTGAGTTTCCAGAACTAGCAACATCTTACCACTCAGAGACTGCAGGACAAGAAGTAACAAGAAACTTCTTCTTACTTGTTAATCATGGTTTAGATGGTGATTGGGGACTAACATCTGCTATAGGACTTATGGACTTTGCTTGTGCCAATATGGAGATGGGTGGTGAGTGGTCACTATTCAAGGCTAAACATACTAACAAGTTTAATATGAATAGCTTTATGAAACTGCAAAACAATTTTGTAGATTACTATCATGCTATGAGAAAAACACACGACAAGCATACTCAACATAAACTTAGCGACCACAATGTAACGGAATATCTACACAAAATACCCAAGTGGAGTAAACAAATGTGTGACGATGAAGGACGTAAACTAGAACATCATGATGGCACTCCAATAATTGAATTAAATAAAGCAGGTGAACGTATCTATGACCAATGGGAATATGAAAGAGAAGATAAAGGTAACAACTTGTTTGCTTTATCAAGTGCCTTAACTTATTGGTCAACACATGACTCTAATGAATTTCCTGTAAGACAACGTAAAGGTGAGAAAAATTGTCTGGGTGTTCTAGCAGAAAGACAAAAGTTTGTTGGTGCTTTACTTAAAGAAGCTCCATTTGCTTGCTAGGCTACTGCACTCCTGAGGTATAGCTGATATCTTTAGCAGTTATAGCTAGTAGCCCCTATCGCTTATCTCTCCAGGCAAAAAGCGATTTGCAGTCATGAGTTATAATTTGTTCTCAAGCGGAGGTGATGTAGGCAACCTTGACAGCCAAGGCGGTATCGTAGTAATACTGCCAAGCCTACCCTAACCCTAACAAGGAGACATACCATGTCGAGACACAATGACGAACAAGAATACTATGTAGACATCTTTGCCAGTTCAGGAAAGGTAGATTCTTTCGACCTTGAAGCTGACCAAAAAAGATACGACAAGTTAGAATATGATCTCTATCGTATTGCTAACGATCTCTCTAACACTTGTAAAGAAATGAATAAGGTGCAATCGGGAACTTCAACGCACTTCCGTATGCCTATGGAATTGTTGTATGAAATTTATGGTTTAGCAGCCAAGGCAATAGACAAACACAGTATTGTTACAAGGGAGAAAATCCATGACGATGTATAAAAAACAAGGTAAACTATTAATGCTAGGCACTAATACCAAACTAAATAAAGCTGGTGAAGATTGGCTTGTTGCTGGTCTATCACTAGCGCCTAGTGATCTTAGTGGGTATCGTGTTTGCACCCATGAGAATCATGCTGGATGTAAACTTACTTGCTTATACTTTGCAGGTAGGGGTGCAATGACTACTGTCCAAACATCTCGCATAACTAAAACCAAGCTACTGTTTGAGGATCAAGATACATTCTACAAACTTTTAGACAAAGAAATATATATGATGTTGCGCTATGCTGATCGCAAGAAGAAACAGTTAGCCGTTAGACTAAATGTTTTATCTGATGTAGATTGGGAAAACAGAATAGATATGGAATCCTACCCTTGTCAATTCTATGACTACACTAAGCGACCTAAACGACTAAGTAACTTACCCAACAATTACAATCTAACCTTAAGCATGTATTCTAACTTGCTTAAATCTCCTAAATATTTTGACTACTTTATGACTCAAGCAAAGCAAACAAACACCAATGTATCTGCGGTATTTGAGGATCATATACCAGAAAAGTTTTACGGATACCCTACTATTAACGGTGATGATAACGATCTACGTTTTCTTGATCCTAAACCTTGTTGCGTAGCACTTAATGCTAAAGGAACACTTCGCAACAATCCTGATGCAGAATTATCTTTCCCTATTAAACCCTTGGAGGATGCAGCATGAATATCTTTTACGTTCACAAAGAAGCCGATAAATGTGCAGAATATCATTGTGATAAACATACAATTAAAATGATATTAGAGTATGCACAACTGTTATCTACAGCACATCATATTTTAGATGGTAAACCTGCAATTAACTGCTACAAAAAAACGCACACAAATCATCCTAGTGCAGTATGGGCTAGAAAAAACGCAAGCAATTACAAGTGGTTGTGGCACTTACTACTTAACCTATGTAAAGAATATACAAAACGCTACGACAAAATACACAAGACACAACATAGCGGTATTGTAAAAGCGTTAATCAAACTTCCTAAAAATATTGCGGAGGGAGAGTTTACTCAACCACCACAATGTATGCCTGACTACTGCAAAGATAATACTGACGCTATAACAGGCTATAGAAATTACTACATCAAAGAAAAATCTTATATGGCTAAATGGAAAAATACACCCATACCTACATGGTATCAGGAAAGGATCATATAATGTCTGTTGGAAGCATGATAAAAATTATAACAGGAAATTGTCTTTATGAATTACCTAAGATGCCTGAAAAATCTGTAAACTGCGCTATTACTTCTCCGCCTTATTGGGGTCTAAGAGATTATGGAGACTCCAATCAGCTAGGTTTAGAGCAAACACCTGAAGAATATGTATCTAATTTAGTTGATGTTTTTCGTGAAGTGAGGCGTGTATTACAGGATGATGGCACACTCTGGTTAAATCTTGGTGATAGTTATTACAACTACAGACCAGGTAAAGGACAGTATGTTCCTAAACAAACTGTAGCAAAAACCAGACAGGATTTTCCTATTGAAGTAGGGCGTAGAGCTAACAAACAACAAGGACTTAAAGACAAAGATTTAGTTGGGATTCCTTGGCGAGTAGCCTTTGCACTTCAATCAGATGGATGGTATCTACGTCAAGATATTATTTGGCATAAGCCTAACCCAATGCCTGAAAGTGTCAGAGACAGATGCACCAAAGCACATGAATATATTTTTCTTCTCAGTAAAAATAAGAAATACTACTATGATAACGAAGCCATAAAAGAACCCACTAAAACCAAAGATAACTCCAACAGAAACAGAGACATAACAAAACTAAACAACACACCTGGTCGTTCTAAAATGAAAGGATTAAAAACAAACCACTACGATAAAAGAAACAAGCGATCAGTGTGGACTGTCACAACTAAGCCATACAAAGAAGCTCACTTTGCTACTTATCCACCAGATTTAATTGAACCATGCATACTTGCAGGATGTCCTGAAGGTGGTCATGTTCTTGATCCATTTGGTGGAGCAGGAACAACAGCATTAGTTGCAGCAAAGCACAACAGAAACGCTACCATAATAGAATTGAACGATGAATACTCAAACATAGCAAGTGAAAGAATCAGTCTTAAACCATTGAAAAGGATTGAAGATGCCCAATGAAAAAATGAAAAAGATAACACAATCATGGTATAACAATCGCAATAGACAGCGTAAGTTTGCCAATGTTCCAACACTATCGACAGAGGAGGAAAGATTTGCTATAACTAAATTCTTACGAGAAGGTAAAGGGCAACGCTACCCTTTAGGCGCTACCTTAAATCCAAATTTTAAGGATGATAAAGTATGTCAATCGCTTTTAGAACAAGTAGAAACGATTGACATAAAAGATGGATGATCCTAATACAAAAAGAAAAGACTTTGTTTTAGCAAATCTCGAAGAGATAGCGGAACAAGTTTACGATCTAGCTGATGATTGCGGTCTCGACCCTATGTTTCTAGTCTGGTTGATTACGGAACGCTTGGTAGTAAGTGCTGTTAATCGTTATAACTACGATCCCAAACAGGTAATATTAACTTTAAGAACAGCCACCGAAAGGGAAGAGATGACCGAAATTATACCTAGGGTGTTACACTGATGTTTGTAATGGCATCACTGGCACTATATGTAATGGGCTTCATGGTTTTGATGTGGACATATGTATTATGAAAAGAATATTAGATGTGTCACCAGATGAATTAGGTAAGCCTGAAACTAGAGAAGAACTATTAGAGGAGGTAATAAAACGATTAGAAACTAGAAGAAAACTAAGAGAAAAGAAACATCAAGAAGAACTTTTTGATCCAAGTAAACCTACGAAAGGAAAAACCAAATGAGAAAATTACCGATACTTTTAATCGCTGCTGTAGCTACTATCGCAACTGTTGGAGGTGTCATGGCTTCAGGGTCTAGTGGCACATGCAACTACAGAGAAGATGGTAAGTATGTATTGTCTGATGGCAGCATAGCAGCCTTCGGAACTATGAACCACGCTATGCATTGTGCTACTCAAGGATTACTTCCTGACGCTGTAGCTCGTAGGCTTGGTTGGCTTGGCGATGAAGAAACTAAAGAATGGGCGGAAGACATTAAGCGTCTTAACCAAGAGGTGATAGAGCGCAATCAAAGAGAAGCAGAAGAAGCACTAGAGCCTATCACTGAGCCTATCGAGATAGAAACTCTTGATGCACCAGAAGAAGGAGTTTAACAATGAACCATCCACATCACATCAGACAAAGCATGAGCGATTGGGATTTAGAACACCAAGAATGTGTTGGTAATGCTCTTCAGGATGGCATAGAAAATTTTTCTGATATGTTGCGTTATGCTTTAGATAATATGACTCAAGTATCTGCACCCCGACTGCAACAACTTTGGGATGAAGCTGCAGACAACTGGCTACCACCTGATGAAGGAGGTGAAGGGTAATGCCTAAGATTAAAATTAGAAATGACTATGAGCTTCCACAGGAATTGGTGAATCTTGTGGAAGCCAATGCTTACGATAGAGGGGAGAGTCAGGCAAGTGCAACTGATCTCCTTAAACCTAGTCGTATGTTTGCCTTACAACAACTGCACAAAGATGAACTTGAGATAGATGTATCTGAGGCTATGCGCTCAGAATATGGGACTGCTTGGCATGAAAAAATAGAACGCTATGTATCTAGTGATAGCATAGTAGAGAAGCGTTTATACTCTGTCTTTGGAGATTGGGTATTATCAGGTAAACCTGACCTCCTACAGTTCAAAGATAAAACTCTAGTAGATTGGAAGACCGCCTTAGTTTCCAGCTACATGAACAAAGAAGCTGAAGAATTTCAAGAGTGGGAACAACAACTAAACATCTATAAATATTTATGGGAAGAAAATTATCCTGAACATCCTGTAGAATTTATGAAAGTTGTAGTATTCTTAGTAGACTATTCACCTAGTAAACGTGAGAAGCGCCTTGACTATCCGCATGTTTCAGTCATTCAAGTGATGCCTAATATGTGGACACAAGAGGAGACTCGTGAGTGGATATCAAACCGAATAAGTAAACACCAACAAGCTTTAAAAGAATTACCTTTATGTTCAGACGAAGATCGTTGGCATAGAGGTGACAAGTGGGCAGCAGTCAAACCAGGTGCATCAAGGGCAACAAGAGTTTTTGCCAGCGAGTATGAGGCTATTGACTTTGCCAATAAGAAAGGACTTGACATCGAGCATAGACCTGGCGTATCAATCAGGTGTCGCTACTGGTGTCCTGTATCCAAATTTTGTGACCAATATAAACTCCAAGAGGAAAACCAAAATGCCAAATTTTAAAGACCACCCAAGAGATCAACGTGTTAAAGCATTAGTTTGTGGAGATCCTGGTTCAGGCAAGACAGGAGCTTTAGCATCTCTCTTAAATGCAGACTACAAAATAGTTGTTCTTGATTTTGATAATGGCTTAGATATTCTTCATAGTTATGTTGATGAAGACAAGCTAGGCAATCTTGACTACGTTAGTTTTAATGTAGAAGAACCAGAAACACCAACTATTGCAAGAGACCTTCTAAGAAATTGGAAGTATGCTGATACAGATTTAGGACGCATAACTGAATGGGGTTCTGATCAAGTTATAGTTATAGATTCAGCCAGCCTTTATGGTGAGTGTCTACTAGCACACAGCAAAAAATCTGATGGACGTATGCGTTACTTTGATGCTGGACAAGAGTTAAAACAAGTTATACAATTCTTGACTGGACCTCAGGTAAAATGTAATGTCATTGTCAACACACACATACAGACTATTGAGAACGATCAGGGCTTGATGAAGGGGTATCCCCAGATGATAGGCTCTGCAGTGTCTAAAGCTATTGGGCGTTACTTCAACAATCTTTGGAGACTTGATAGCAAACGAATGGGGAGGGAGTCAGTTCCCATAATTAGAACTAAGTCTGACTCATTTATGGCTTTGAAGTGCTCTGCACCCAAGGCAGTTGAAGCTGAACATCCGTTAGACTATGCGGAGTTGTTCCAGAAAATTAAACATCAAACAAAGAAAGTAGGTTAAACATGAGCAATCATGATGAAGTTTTCGATCCGACACAAGACGGCCTAGAGGAAGCCCCTGTTTACAGAAGTTATCCCGAAGGTAAATACCTTGTTAAGTTCACCCAATACGAACCCAAGGTTTCTAAAGCTGGCAACAACATGCATGAAGTAAGCTTGCGTGTTGAGGAAGCTCTCGACAATCAAGATATGAGTGATACAGAGAACAACTTTCCTCTTCGTTTCTGGCTGCAACATCGTTCTCGTGACAAGAGGGCATGGCGAAAATTTATTGCCACGTTTAATGCAGAACTTCTTGAGGCAGTAGGAACTCCCTATACTGAACTCTTGGATGACTGCATCGGCAATACCGCCATCGCTCATGTTGTGCATGACCAAGTAGAAGGAATGGATAAGCCATTCGTCACTGTCAAGAAGCTTGAAAAAGCAGACGGTGTTCCACTCTAGCTGAAAGAAAGGGTATGGGGTGTCAGCCTCATATGTTGATGCCCCATGCTTTTCCTTTTCGAGAAGCCAGAACTTCTGGCAGAACCACCCAAATTTTTAACACCAGATACAAGCAAACAAATCAGACGCATCTTTGATTTAGCCGACCTTAAGTTAGCAGGAAATCATTTCAGATGCCTCTTCCCTGCCAAAGGGGAACACTACTCAAATAAAAAGAATCAGTTTCCTCGCTTCGATTTAGGTTACATCAGCGAAGAATACCACCCACAAATAGATAAACTTATAGCTGAGATAGATGAGATAGAACCTGATCTCATAATAACTTTTGGTAAGGTTCCTTTTACCCTGCTTACTGGACAAAGACTCAGCGAATACAGAGGCACACTTTGCCCCTATAAAAAATACACAATCTTACCAACCATAGATATACCTACTATGCTTAAAGACTTTAGTTCACATCCCATAGTCAGGGCTGATCTAAAGAAAGCTAAAAGATTCTTGCAGGGTATAAAGAAAATAGAGCGACAAGTTCATATTGTAGATAGCATTGCAGATTTAGAAACTATCAAACCAAAAATGAAGGGTATCGTTGCCATTGATGTTGAAACAAAAGATAAACAAATAACTTGTGTTTCATTTTCTCCTTCCCCTTCAGATAGTTATGTGTTACCTATATGGAATCTAACTAAAGATGGATATCATCAGTGGTCATTTGATGATGAATTAAAGATTTGGGAGTTCATGTTTGAAATACTTACAGGAGATTGCACAAAGGTTTTTCACAACGGTATCTATGACATTAGTTATTTCACTGATCATGGTATTCCTGTGGCTCTTCCTGTTGAAGATACTATGTTACTCCATCATTCTATATCTCCTGAGATGCAAAAGTCTTTGGGATTTCTTGGCTCCCTCTACTGTGACGAAGCAGCATGGAAAACCATGAATAAGAAAAGAAAAAAAGAACAACACAAAAAAGATGAGTGAAACTAAACTATTTAGGGCTGTCATATATCAGGCTTTACTTGACGCTACAAAAGAGGATCAAGACCCTGATAAACAAGATGCTATTTCTTGGTTTGTAAGCAGTTCCGATTTTAATTACGTTTGTGATCTCGCAGAACTTGACCCTAAATCTACCCAGATAAGAGCATTACATGTAATAAACCAACCTGTATCCGTAACCAATTTTATAAGGAAAAGATTAAATGTCCTCCTCCGATACCAGACCTCCTCTCAATATTCCTAATGATTCACCAGGCTGGCAGCGCTATCGAGAAGAAGTGCTAGACCCAAAATACAAAGAAGATTTAGTAAACCACCCACCCCACTACAACAAAGGCATAGAAACAAACGACTACATAAAATCTTGGAACATGTCTTACGCTCAAGGCAATGTCATCAAGTATGTTTCACGTTACAATATCAAACATAAAGATAAACAATACCAAGTCGAAGACCTCATGAAAGCCAAATGGTATCTCGAAAACATGATAGAGGATTTGAAATGATATTACAGCATGTAACCCTGAACACCCTTAGACTAGAAAAATCCATACAATTTTACAAAGATGTGTTTGGTTTTGTTGAGACAGACAGACCAGACTTTCCTTTTGCTGGAGCATGGCTTTGG